AAACATATTATGATCATTTACAATAGTTACTGCCAGAATCAGATTTTATTTTGGACACTTTTTATGGAACAGAAAAGCCTTGTGAAATTACATGCAATATATGTAAAAAACATCAATTTTTTTCATGTGCTAGTCTTATTGCAAGGCGAGCTCGTCGTAATTGCAAGAATATTTGCCGCTATTGTGAGCAAAATAAATTTACTGAAAAGCAGCATTAGGCAGAACATAAAGCAAAATATTTATTATAGAAGAAGAAAACTATTTAGTTAGTTTGTGGGCTAACAACATGGTGTTCCGAAAAAATAGCGAAATGGAAATGCACAAAATGTAATCATATTTTTTAGCGTTCACCCGCGGTCATGTTCGCTAGGAATGCTCTATCGTGTCCTTGGTGTGAAACTCGTCCTTATAAATATAGTTAGTAGATGATTAGGGGAAAAGCGATAGAATTATGGGGTACAGAATATACAGTGCTGAATTATTCTGAAAAAGCTAAAACCCGGCGAATTCTTGTTTCTCATAATAAATGCGGCTTTAAGTATACAGTAAATTTATGGAATTTTTTACATGGCCAAGGATGTCCTCATTGTAAAGCAAGCCACGGAGAAAAGAAAGTGCGCGATTACTTAATTAAAAATCAGTTTTATTTTAGAGAACAATATCCTATACATACTAATGGAACAATTTTAAAATTAGATTTTTATTTAGAAGAGCCATGTGGGAAATTTGCAATTGAATATAATGGTATTCAGCATTATCGCCCAGTAGATTTCTTTAATGGAGAAATTGGTTATTAGCAACAAGTTAAGCGTGATATGCTAAAAATGGAATATTGTCATAAACATAATATTTAGTTAATCATTATTCCGTATAATGATGAATCTATAATTAATTCAAATATATTGGCTCAACGACTAAGAGGTCAAGTGACTGAACGATGCTTATCTTAATATTTGTTAAGATAAAGAGATAGTCTTATCTTATATGAAAATATAAGCTATATGGCATATAAAGTAACGATTTATATGTAAAAAATATAGAAAGTTTGAGTATTTGGACTGGCAACAGTAAAGATGCCTGGCTAAATTCTAAAAAATTAAATTCGCATAGAATTTTGTTAAAATGTGAGAGAAAAGCACAAGAAAACCCCGTTAATCCTACGACTTTTTATATAGTATCATGTGACATCGGCCGATATAGCGCCAATACTGCCATCATGGTATTTAAAGTATTTCAACAAGCCAGCGGCTTTAAGAAAAATGTTGTTTACACAGAAGTCATTCACGGAGCAAATTATATAACTGAGCAAGCTCCAAGATTGAAAAAAATAATTCAATTGTATTAGCCAAGAGAAATGGTTATCGATGGTAACGGCCCGGGAATTGGCCTATTAGACGCGATGGCTTTACCTTCTACAGATTTAAAAACGGAAGAGCAATTTCCTAGTTATTATGTATTTAATAACGATCATCATCTCCCTCCTGAAATGAAGGCAGAATCTATATAGCCGCACCCGGAATATAATGCAATAATCTATGACATCAAAGCTAGCGCAAGTAATGATGATGATATTCATTCTAACTTTTTTGCACAAATTAATAACGGATCTGTTTCTTTTTTAGCCAATGAACAGGTCGTAAGAGATAAATTATTAGCAACGAAAAAGGGCCAGAAGATGTCATTATATGATAGGAGAGTTTATTTAATGCCCTATGAAATGACTTCAAGATTAATTGATGAATTGAACAATCTGCGGCTAAAGCCGACTGGTGTTCAAAATCAATTTAAAGTAGAACGCATTAGCCGTTCACTTGAAAAAGACCGCTTTAGCTCATTAGAATATGGTTTATATCGCATAAAATATTATGAAGATAAAGCTAATAAAAATGCTTATAAAAAGAATGCAAGCAAATACATATTCTTCAGTCCTAGAAAGAGGGGGTGATATTTTTGGGAATGGAAGAAAAAAATAGGTTTGCGTAGTACCGCAATCGCATACGTGCTTTATCAAAGCCGCGCGCACCATTAGCTGCGGATGCCTATTTTCGTAAATATGGCTCTTACCAAGGTTCTCCTGTTGCAGACGATTTTACTTTAGATGAAATTCTAACAATTATTCGATCTGGTAGTTTACAATAGTTAAGGTAGCTGTCTCGTTACTATTATAGAATTAATAGTAATTATAGAAATAATATTGATTTTCTTGCTCACCTTCCTCTTTATGATTCTGTTGTTATTCCGCTATTTGAGTAGGATAAGGGTTCGAAGACCCAAATTATAAAAGCATTCTACAACGCATGTAGTTTTGTTGATAATATGGATCTTCCGAATACGCTAGCCCGTATTACTACTTAGTGGTTAATTACTGGAATATACAATGGTATTATACGATTTTCTTAGGATAAAGTTACAATTCAAGATTTACCATTAGAATATTGTAGAACGCGTTTCAAAGATTTCAATAATTTAAATATTCTTGAATTTAATTTAACATATTTTGACCGTATTTATGATGAGTAGTATAAAGAAGAGGCAGTTGCGACTTTCCCAAAAATTGTCCAGCAAGCATGGAAAAAATGGATTAAAGGAAAAAGAAAAAATGATCCATGGGTTATGATTCCTGCGTCTGAAGGGGGTATTAGTTTCAGTTTTGTTAATGACCAAACTCCACTTTTAGTAGGAAGTATTCCGTAGCTTAAGAAATTAGATGATGCAGTAAAACGGGAAGAAAAACGAGATGAAAATTAGTTATATAAATTATTAATAGAGCGTATGCCTATTGATAGCAAGGGCCAACTAGTATTCCAATTAGATGAAGTAGCAGATATTCACGCTTCTGTCGCAGACATGTTAAAAGATATGGATACAATAGATGTATTAACCACTTTTGGTGATACTGACTTAGAAAGTCTGCAAGACAGTAGCGCAGCATCACAGGCTACCGATCGTATTGAGAAATACAAGAAAAATGCTTGGGACGCATTGGGTAGAGCCTAGATTTTATTTAATGCTACAAATAGTTCTTCTTTAGCATATTAGATTAAAAAAGATGAAAGCTTAATGATTGGATATTTGAATGTATATGAAACTTGGATTAAATTTTTGATTAATGATCATTTCTCTAGACGCGGATTAAATTTTGATTTTGAAATTATCCCAACAACGGTTTTTAATCGTCAAGATTTGCAGCAAACATATTTTCGCGGCGCGCAGTACGGTTATTCTAAGATGTTCGCCGGCGTTGTTATGGGGATTAAACAACGCGATCAATTAAGCCTTATGAATTTTGAAAATGATTTCCTATAGATGTCAACGAAGATGATACCGTTACAATCTTCTTATACTACATCTGGTAATGTCATAGCTGAAGAAGAACAAAGCACCACTCAAACATCTACTACTACTAAACAAACAGTCGCTGATGTTGATAATAAGGGTGGGCGGCCAGAATTGGCTGATGAATTAAAGTCTGAAAAGACGCAAACTAATAGAGAGAACTTAGGGTGAGGAGGAATATAACAATGGATAAACAAATACCAATTTATTTTGATAGCGTAGTTGTATCTTCTCCTCTTCAAGAGATTTCTAAAGAAAATCCTAATATTGGTAGGTTAAAAGTTCGTGCTTTTACCAAATATGGAAACCGCAACGGCTCATATATTACGGATTAGGTTGCCAATCAATTAATTACAAGCGCGACAAATGGACAAACGCCAGTAATTGGTTTCTTTGATCCAGAAACAAAGTCTTGGGCTTCACATACTGGTCCAACACTAGCAAATGCATATGGATATGTTGAAAATTTCTTAGGGTGGGAACCTTTTACTGATACCGATGGGATTTCTAGAGAATATGCGGTTTTTTCTGTCATTTTATTTACAGATTATTTTGAAGAAGCAAAAAATATAGTTGGACAAAATCAAAGTATGGAGCTAGACCCTGCTTCAATTACTGGAGATTGGGCATTAATTGAAGACCAAGAATATTATGTCTATACTACTGCAAAAATGCTAGGGTTCTGTGTTATTGGCGCGCATGAACCATGCTTCTCAGTATCTGCATTTTTCTCTAAAAATGATAATAATTATAAAGACCAATATGATAAATTTTCTACTTTACTATCTGACTTAAAAAGTCGAGTAGAGGAAGCAAGAAAGGGAGGAGAACAACCTATGGAAGATTTTGAAGTCCAGGAAACAGTATAGGTTTCTGAAACAGTTGAACAACCAGAGGTTCAAGAACCTGCCGATACTTTTGAAGAAGAGAGTCTCCCCGAGAATGAGGAGCAGATTGAAGAGCAGCCTGCAGAAGAAGAGCCCGTCAATAATGAGTTCGAGATTTTGCAATCTCAATATAACGAATTACAGACTATTAACGAGCAACTCCAAGCCGACATCGCTGCGGCAAATTCTCGTATCGCAGAGTTTGAAGAATCTCAGTCTCAACTCACTGTAGAGATGGATAATCTACGTAAAGCAAATGAAGAATTACAAGCTACTATCGCCACTTATCAAGCTCAAACAGTGGCGGCAGAAAATGAACGAAAAATTGAGCTAATTAATAAATATTCTAAAATTCTTTCTAGTGCGGAAGAAATTGATGAAATTAAGAAGTCGATAAATGACTTTTCCTATGATGAATTGAATGGCAAATTAGCAATTTTATTTGCTAATCAGCAAATGGCCAGCAATGAAGAAATTGTGCCATTACCTGAGCCCGCAGAATCTCAATTCGCATTATTAATGAAGAAATATCGTAAGAATTAAGGAGGAATACTGCTATGAGTATGAAAAGATTCCCTCTAGAGCAATATGCTACTCTAGAGTTAAACCAAGTAGCCTTCCCTAAGACTGGCATGGTAGTCTCTCAGACTCCACTTGGTTCTAGTTTTACAAAAGAAGCTCCTTGTGAGAATGGCATGTGGGTAGTAGCCGATAAGGCTGCTGGCGCGATAACCGCTCCTGCTGCTGCTACTGATAAGCCAATTGGTATTGTGTATACTGCTGAAAAGGAGTATGACAACTATCATTATGGTCTAAAGACTTTCGGCCGCAAGGTTGCTGGTGATTATCCCCGTGTTGGCATTCTAGGTATTGGTGATACTGTAACGACTAACTGCCTACAGTATAACGATTCCACCTGGGGCACCGAAGCGGCTCTATTTGCTGATCTAAAGAAGGATCTAACTGTTGCTGCGAATGCTCTTTATGTTGCTCCTGTGGCTGGTTCTCCAGTTCCTCAGCTAACCAAGACCAAGCCCGGTTCTGGCATTTATGCCAAGGTTGTAAAGTTCTATACTGTGCCTAATGGCGAGCCTGCTGTTAAGTATCAGATTATTAGTCTATAATGGAGGTGTGAACTATGAATACTTTGAAAGTACTAATGAATGGCGTTTTCGGCCGTACAGTGCCCGCTGAGTTCACAGCCGAAAATTATGATTATGAACAAGCTCTACATGATGAGCTAGTAAAGTTACTTTGCGATGATAAGGGCAATTTCAATCGCTATAAGTTCGAGCGCAATAAGTATGATCTATTTGAACTACTCTCTCAGAATCTTGATGAGATTCTTCCTCAGAGTGTTTCTAGCGCTCTAGATATGTTTGCTGATGTTATGCGCGTTCCCCAGGGCAGCCGTCCAGAATTCCGTGTTACCCGCGGTAAGCAGCGTGGTCGTCAGTTCGTGACCAGAGCCACTGAGTCTGGTAACTATGAAACCTTCCGTCTTGACAGGGATAAGTTTGATGTTTATCCTGTCGCGATTGGTGGCGCCGGTTATGTTGATTTTGAACGTTATCTTGATGGCGTCGAGAGCATTACCGATATCTATGAGGTAATTAATGCTGGTATGGTAGACCGCATCTTTGAAATGGTTCAAGAGGCTCTACTCAATACTTGGAATCTAGCTGGTCGTCCAGCCCGCAACAAGGTTGTTGGCAATAATTTCGATCCTGCCGCAATGAAGAAGCTTTGCAATACTGTTGCTGCTTATGGCACTCCAGTTATTTATTGCTCTCCTGAATTTGCAGCCGAAATGGTTAATGCCATTGTTTACAATTCTACTACCAAGATTTCTGATCAGGATATGATTGACGTTCGTGAGCGCGGCTATATCGGCAAGTTCCAGGGTGTCTCCGTTGTGGTTATGCCCCAGTCTTTCGTTGATGATACGAATACTAAGCTAGCAATGAATCCTTCCTTCGCATATGTTATTCCTAGCGGCAAGGAAAAGCTAGTAAAGGTTGCTTTTGAAGGTAACTCTTATTTCCGTGAGTGGGATGACCACGAGGGCGATAATTCCATCGTTCTACAGG